TGCGCACAGCCGGCCGATCTCGATAGCTTCGTTGGGCGTGATTTGCCCATCTTCCAGGGACTCGGACACAGCCTGCGCCAGATCCCCTTGCCGAGCCGACACCGCGAGGATCGCCGTCACGACGCTGCCGCTCGGCGCACCCTCGACACGACGCAGGACGTAGCCGTGCTCTGCAGCCAAGGCGTGGAGAATCCGGTGATTGTTCGTCAGCGCCATGATCTCGCTCGCTTCCGCAAGGGTCAGGTGGTGCGTCGTGTTGTTCGGATTGACCTTGTTGCGCAGCACAGCGGCAGACATGGGCCGCTCCTCACCCTTCTCGTTGATGGTCACCAAGCGGGTCGACAACGCCTCAGCGCCGCCCGGGTATTCCTTCACGGTCTTGTGGGCTGCATCGCTGATGTTCATTCCTGGACTCCGTGAACGTAGTTGTTGGCGAAGGCGCGGCGCACGATGGGCGCCATGGAAGAGATCACCGACATTTCAGGCGCCCTCCCCGGCCAAGAAGGCGCCGCCCGCCTTGCGGTACGCTGCTGTTTCCACACGAACAGCCCGCAAGGAGGGCGACATGGAGACCGAGCTGAGAAACCACTTGTTGGTCACGACGTTTGCAATGCAGGCAGTCGTCGCGCAGCTGGCAAAGGACGCAATGGAGCGCGACTCGCAGTTCGCAGAAAAGGTGGAGGCGCTTCTCATGCCGAGCCTTCAGAAGTCGGATCAGGAAACACGGGACGCGACGCTCGCTGCACTGAAAAACCTGCTGGCGGCGTAACCCGGAACCTGTCGGCGAGGACATGGAAGTCCCGCCTTTCATCTGGCAGGACACGGAACTTATCGGCGAGAACGTCCATCTCAGGCGGTCTCCACCGGGACGATGCGGGCGGCGTCGGGGTCTTCGGGTTCCTGCGACGCGGCGGCGGCGGCGGCGGGAACATCGGCGAGCAGCGCCTGCAACCGCGGCGAAGCCGGGACAGTCGCGTCGTCCGGCCATTCCTCCACGGTCTCGCGCGGCAACTGCAGCAGCACGGCAAGACTCGTGTCGTTGGTCAGTGCCAGGCGCTGCATCAGCGCGCGCTTCGTGATTCCCTCCTCCTGGAATACGTCGGGCCGGAGAAGCTCCAGGTACTGCCGGCGCGCGTCCGGGATTCCGTTCTTCCGCCAGTCGCTAACGGACGGAGCCTTGACTCTGCAGAGCCTGGCGACCGTCGCAGTGCCGCCGAGCGCATCGATGATCTGGGAGGGGGTTTTGGTGTCCATGGCGCCGAAGCTTAGGACTAGCTAAGTCCGTGGTCAATAGCCAGTCCGAAGCCAACCCTAATTAGGCTTAACTAATGAGCACTCTCGCCGAACGCCTTTCCCTCGCTATGTCTCAGCGGGGCATGTCCCAAGCAGAACTTGCGCGGCTGTGCGGCGTGAGCCAGCCAAGCGTCCATGGCTGGTTGAGCGGAAAGTCGAAGTTCCTCCGCGGCGAGAACCTTCTTAGCGCAGCTGCGGCTTTGGTGGTCTCGGATGAGTGGCTCGCCACCGGCCAAGGGCCCATGGAGCGTCGCCAGGCACCCGGCCCAACTAAGTCTCACTCCGCGCGACCTGACCCGGCGATCCTTTCCGCCACCCAAGATTTCCTTGAGCGAGCCTTCGCTGCACTCGGCAAGAAGTTCTCACTCACGGCGGAAGCCGACCTGTTCGCGGACGTCTATGAGTGGGTTTCCGAGGACGACAGGCCGATAGATCAAAGAAACCTTGTGGACTTCGCTCAATGGCGGGCGAAGCGGGATAGTCACAGGGAGCGAGATGAGCAAAACGGACACACTGCTGGAAAAGTTGCTGGAGCGGATCAGCGCCGCACCGCCAGCTGACAAGCCGCTGGCTGATGTTGGGGCGCTTCGCCCAATGGACGAGATCACGCGGCAGAGCCACATCCGCATGATCCGCAGTTTGACCAAGGCATACCGACAGTTTGGCTTCCAGCTATTGGTGGACCAGGCCACCATCGGATGCGCGGCCATCGAGGACCTTTCCGATGCCGAGCTGCTGGCGCTACATCGAGACCTCGACCGAGCACGTGAGTGCATTGCGGATGGGGTTACGTTCGAGGATGCCGGCCTCCTGCGCTCCATGCGTTGACCACCAGCTTGTGGTGATGCCCATCAAGCCCCACCCCAGGTGGGGCTTCTCATTTGGCCCGATACGCTCAAATACCCTGAATCAATAGTTAAGTATTCAGCCTTCCGCTGAAAAACTTAGCCTCTCCTATTGACTTGGTAATTAGCTAGTCCTAACTTTGCATCCGTCGCCCCAAGACCAGCCCATCCCGGGCCGGGGCACGGAGACCGCAAATGTCCGGCACCGCCGCGCTTCCCCGCTTCCAGAAGATCGTCCCCACCCCGCCGCCGGTCCACGAGACCGTCCTGGACACCACCACCGGGCTGGAGTGGCAGGCCAGCCCCTTCGCCGAGTCGATGAAGCACGCCGATGCCGTCAAGGCCTGCGCAGAGCTGCGCCTGGGCGGTCACGACGACTGGCGCCTGCCGACCCGCGCCGAGCTGCTGACGCTGGTGGACGACACCCGCTACTCGCCGGCCATCGACACCGACGCGTTCCCGAACACCCCGAACACCTGGTTCTGGACTTCCACGGTCTACGCCGGCGACAAGGACTACGCCTGGGTCGTCGACTTCGGCTATGGCTATTCCTACATCGCCTACCGCGGCGGCGGCAACCGCGTGCGCGCCGTGCGCGGTCCCGCGCGTCAGTCCTCGGCCTCTTTGGAGCGCTGAACCATGGGCGCGCGGCAATCCAATGCAATCGCAGCGCTGAGGTGCGCTCTCCTCGCCTCCCTGATGCTCGTCATGGTCGGCTGCGCCGCTCCCGTCCACCCTGAGCCCGTCTCGTCCTCGGTGCTCGCCGTGGATGGCGAAGTCGCCATCCCGGCAGACCTGATCGTGACGAGCCCGCGGATCTGCGCCGCGCTCGCCGTCTACGACCTGGCCGATCACGACGACTGGGGCCTGCGCGCCGCCATCGCCCTCACCGCGTTGAACGGCTTCCGCGCCGCCGACCGCGTGCCGAACTGCGCCGCCGGCGTCGGCGCGGCACTCACCCAGGAGTTCTCCCCTCGCCGCTGGCAGGACGCGCTCGATGCCGTCGACGCCGTGACCAGCGGCTCCTATTCCGTTTCCCCCGACGCATGCACCCGGGCAACTGCGGTTGCCCCCCTGTCCTCCGTGGTGAACGCCGAAACCCTGTCGGCGGCCCGGGTGCATTGCGTCATCTACGACCTGGCGTTCGTCAGCGCCGCGCCCTGACGCGGCCCAGGAGAAGCCCATGCAACGCATGATCAGCCACCCCGAACCGATCACACCCTGCAGCAAGGGCCACGCCGCCCGCCACATCCATGACCTGCGCCGCGCCTCCGCAGGCGGCGGCCATGGCATCGAGTGCGCCTGCAGCCACACCGCGCGGCATCCCGAGTACGAACGCGCCCTGGCGGAATGGGAGCAGATGCACCAGCAGCCGGCCGCGCGCCGCGCGCCCAGGGCGCCGCGCAGGGTTTTCCCGGCCATGCCGCAGCTCCAGCTGTCGTTCTGAGGTGGCCATGTCGGACGACGCTCAATCCGCCCTGCTCCTGGACGCCATCTCCAAGAAGCCGATGACCGCCATGGAGATCCTGGTCGAGCTTGGCATCGCCCGCGCCAGCGCGCGCGTCTACGACCTCCGGCGCGACGGCTACGTCATCCACTCAACCGAGATCGTGGTCCGCAACCGCCGCGGCAAACCATGCCGCGTTGCGCGCTACAGCGCGCCGACCGCCCAGAAGCTCCTCATCCCCCATCTGCCGGGCCGCGCCCGGTACACCCATCGCCCAGGCAAGAAGGAAGCCAGCCAATGACCATGCAGCCGAACAACAAGTGCACCTGCCCCAGCGGCGACGGGTCGCTGCGCTGGCCGTGCCCAGTGCATCCGGCCGCCTCAGCGCATGAGGCGGTGGCGTGGATGACGCGCAAGGCTCTTGATCGCTTTGCCGAACATCGGGCCGGCAATGCCGATGCAGCCGCCAGCAGCTATGCATACGCGATGCCGGATGACGATTGCTTCGTCCCACTCTACGCCGCCCCCGTCACCGCAGCGCCGGCCGAAATGTCGCCGGAGTTCACCGACACGGCCCGCGCCGCCATCGCATGGGTGCTGTGGCACCACCAGGGCGCCAGCTCGCCGGTGGGCCAGCCGCTGCGCTTTGCGCTCGGCATGGGCGCGGACGAACCGCTGCCCGATTGGCGTATCGCCGAGGCGAAGCGCTACGCCGAATGGGCAGGCGCGACCACGGCCGAGTTTCACAAGGCGCACGCCAGCACCCCCGCAGCGCCGGGGATTGACCTGTCCAAAGTTCCGCGTTACGTGCTGGCACACGACATTTATGTCTCTGAGATGCGCAAGTCTGAGCGCGGCGCTTGGGTTCGCCTGCGCGACGTGGAATCGGCCCTGATCGACGCCAGCCCCAAGGGCGCCACGCTGAACGAACAGTTCGGAAGCGCCGAAGGGTTGGACAGCCCCAAGGGCGCGCTGAACGAACAGTTCGGAAGCGCCGAAGGGTTGAGCAGCCCCGAGGGCGGCAGCGAGGCGGACGACGCGGCGCTGCTGAACTGGATGGACGCCAACGGCTTCACCGCCTACCGGTCGGTCGATCCCATCGATGGTATTTCCGGCCACTGCGTGGTCGTGCACGAGACGATGGCCCCGAGGCGCGGGAACGTCCACGACACCATCCGGGGCGCCATTCGCGCCGCGATGAAGGCGCAGGCCGGCGATGCGGAGGTGCAGCCGTGAGCCAAAAATGCAGCGAATGCGGACGCGAAAGTCCGCTTGGGCAGCCCTTCCAGCACTACTGGGGCTGCGTACACGACACGTCAGCGCGTATGCCGCTGCTGAGCCAAATGGGGCGCGGACAGCAGCAAGCGCAGGTTGACAACTTGCAGGCCAACAGCCACGGCGCGGGGGTGCCCGATGGCAATTGATTACAGCAGCATCGACGCAGCAATTGTCAGCTGCATTGAAAATGGGGCCGACACGTTTGGCGCGATCTTCCCGAATCGAAAGGTTAAGGAGGCGTGCGTCGCCGCGTTCGGCGATGAGCGAGCGGACTGCTACAGAATCGTGGACCGCCGGCTGCAATCACTGCGCAAGAGGGGAGCCATAGAGCTTCACAACCGAAAGTGGGTGGTGCGCCATGGCTGACCTGATGCAGCAGGCCCGCGAACTGCTGGCGGCGGAGTACAGGACCCGTGGTTACAGCGACAGGCTGGCGCTGGTGCCCGGTGTATGCCGGATGAGCGAAGCGGCAGTGGGTGTCATCGCCGACGCGCTGCGCGCAGCTTCTGAGCGCGAAGTCGTCAGCGAGGCTTGGAGGCTGATTAACTCGGGCGGAGATCAGGTCGGCGGCCTATACAGTTCTGAGCCGGCCGCCTACGCGGCCGAACTGACGTACCGAGGGAACCGGAACAGGCAGCCTTACACCGTGCAGCGGCTGGAGATCATCGCCGCCCGCCCGCAGGGGATGAAGGATGGCCGGTGATATGCCAATCGGACTGTGCGCCGTGTGCGACGAGCCGCTGGACCTGAGCGATGCAGGAATCTGCAAGACCTGTGGCCAAGGCTTTTGCTGGGCTGGTTGCGGTGGGTGGTATGGCGGCGAACATGCCTGCCACAACTGCGCGCCGGAATTGGTAGAGGAGATCGGCTGCCCGTTATGCGGCGAGCCATGGTGCGACGCGGACTGCGGAGAGGAAGCGGACAGCCCGCAGGAGGCGAGCGATGCGTGAGCCGATCCGCTACCTGTCCCTGTTCTCCGGTATGGAGGCTGCGCATCTGGCCTGGGCGCCGCTGGGCTGGGAGTGCGTCGCCGTCGCCGAGATCGAACCGGCGGCCTGCGCACTGCTGGCGCACCGGCTGCCGCATGTCCCGAACCTGGGCAGCGTCACCGACATCACCGCCGAGAAGATCGCGACGCTCGGACACATTGACGTCGTGATCGGCGGCAGCCCATGCCAAGACCTGTCCGTGGCCGGCAAGCGCGTTGGCTTGGCCGGCGCACGCTCTGGGCTCTTTCACGAACAACTGAGGATCTTCAATGCAGCAAGGACTCTTTGCGGCGCTCGCTGGCTCGTGTGGGAGAACGTCCCCGGCGCCTTCAGCAGCAACCAGGGACGAGACTTTGCTGTCGTGGTTGGTGCGCTCGCAGGATGCGAACTCGATGTCCCGCCGGACGGCTGGGGGAATGAGGGCGTGGCGTTGGGCGACAACGGGCTCGTCGAATGGAGCGTGCTTGACGCGCAGTGGTTCGGAGTGGCGCAGCGGCGCCGCCGCGTGTTCGCTGTCCTCGATACTGGAAACTGGGCCGATAGACCCCCGGTACTACTTGAGCCCGACAGCCTGCGTGGGGATTCTGCGCCGCGCCGAGAAGCGGGGGAAGGAGTTGCCGGCACCCTTACGCGCAGCGCTGGCGAGCGTGGCGCGGAGGACGGAGAGCGTGGCCAGTTGATTCCAGAGGTCTCTGGCACCCTGGTCAGGAACCCCAAGGCGGCAGGTAGCGCCACCCAACAAGACGCATACGCTGGCCTTCTGCTGCCCGAAGTCGCCCACACTCTCCGCGCCGATGGCTTCGACGCCAGCGAGGACGGCACCGGTCGCGGCACGCCACTGGTGCCGGTGCTGCCCTTCGACACGACGCAAATCACATCGGTGACCAATGGCAGCAGCCCCAGGCTGGGCGATCCATGCCATCCGCTTTGCGCTGGCGCTCATCCGCCGGCTATCGCATTCGACTGCAAGGCGGGCGGCGACACTTCCCTGTCGATCGGTGAGGTCCCCGGAACGCTACGGGCGGCACACGGCGGTGGACATGCCGCCGTCGCATACACGACCAAGCTACACAACACGGCGAGCAACAACGCGGGAAAGCTGTTCAGGGAACGCACGACATGCCTGGATGCGAACAGCCCGGCACCAGCATTGCTCACACCGACGCAGGTTCGCCGGCTTACGCCACGCGAATGTGAGCGCCTGCAGGGCGCGATCGACGACTGGACGCTGGTGCCGAACGCCAAGGGCAAGCCGATGGCCGACGGCCCGCGCTACAAGATGCTCGGCAACAGCTTCGCGGTCCCCGTGATCCACTGGATAGGCCGGCGCATCCAGATCGCCCATACCTGGCTGCAGAGGGCCGCAGCATGACCCAAAACCTGCAACCGCTCGCGCCGACCATAGGTGCGCAGCCGGTGCGAAAGCGCACCGGGCGGCCGCCGGTCCTGATCAACTGTGGGCGCTACGGCCGGCTTTCTGTACCACAGATCGCCGTGGTTGCCGGGGTGACGGACGCCGCTATCCGTGCCCGGCTCCGCTACGGCTGGAAGGGTGCTCAGCTTTGCCAGGCTGTCGGTGCGCGCCCGAATGCGAAGCGCGGTGAGATCCGGGTGCCGACAATGCTGATTGCGGTGCAGCTGGCCCAGCGATTCCGCGACCGGGCGCCGAGCGCGGAGGAGATCCGCAAGTTCAGGCCGATGAGCCTCTCCGCGGCGAGCCGCTGGCGCCAGGTCATCCGCGCCGCGCTCGAAGCGAATGGGCCGCGAGGTGCCGGCGATGACTGACTTCAACATCAGTCCGGCCATGGTGAAGGCACTGCGCCGGCTCGCTCACGGGCAGAAGGGCTTGGACGAGGAAACGTATCGGGCGCACGTCAGGGCGGTCGGGTGCGAAAGCACCCTCGATCTCACCCGGCCGCAGCACGCGGCGCTGCTGCAGCGCCTTGTCGCCCTCCCCGATAGCCCGAAGGGCCGCGGCAATGCGCAGCGCGCCTGAGCAGCTGGACATCTTCGGCTATCGCGCTCGGCGCCTGGCCGAGATCAACCGTGTCGCAGCCGATGCAGCGCGCGTTGCCTACAACTTTCCTCCGACCGTCCGCGAAGAACGCGTGCGGTTCTATCTGGCCGAGGCTGAGCGATACGAAGCCATGGCCGCCAAATGCACGCCATCGATGGCGTGACCCCTACTCCATCTACCACCGCCCTGGAGGGCATCATGACCGAGCAATCCCGTTTCACCCAGCATGCCGACGGCATCGTCTACGAGCCGGCCCGCGATCTGCACTGGACGCAGGACGACGTAGCCGGTGGCCGTATGACCCATGCCGACGCGCTGACCGCCGTCGCCAAGCTCAACGCGGAGGCGTTCGGCGGCTTCACGGACTGGCGCCTGCCGGAGGTCGAGGAACTGTTCCTTCTGGCCGACCGCTCGCGCTGCAGCCCTGCCATCGACACCGCGGCTTTCCCGACCTGCCAGTCGGATTGGTACTGGACCGCGACCGATGACGCCAGCGAGGAGAAGGACGATGACACCGGCTACTCCGACTACGCCTGGTTCGTCCACTTCGTCAATGGCAGTTCCAACTTCTACGGCCGCGGCTACGGCCTCCGCGTGCGCGCCGTGCGCGGTCCCGCGCGTCAGTGATTTGCATCTTGGCCTGACCTGACCGAAGCCGATGACCTTCCAGCTGCCACCCATCGCCAAGACCGCCGAACGCCTGCTGCTCGAAATAGAGCGGGCGGTCGCCGGCTTCCCTCGCCGACACCGCTACACCGCCGGCGCGGATCTGCGACAGCAGGCGATGGGCATCACTGTGCTGGTCCATCGGGCGTGGCGGGACAGAAAGCAGCAGCTCGTCCTGGTCGAGCGCGTCATGTGGGAAGTAGACGCGTTGAAGATCAGGATGCAGCTGTGCAGCCAGCTTCGCGCCTTTGCGAGCCTGGCGCAGTTCGAGATGCTGGCCCGGATCGCCCGCGAGCTTGGCAAGCAAGCGGGCGGCTGGTATCGCCAGCAGAGCAGTCCGCACCCCAACACCGGCCAGAATGCGCAGGGTCGCCAAGCCCGTGCGCAGCGTGCCGAGAAACTGAGTACCCGCGGCACCTCCAGCTGGGAGGTCTACCGATGACGAGTCCGTGCTATCCGATACTGGCCTGCGCGGATGGGTTGCAAGATCGCGGGGACAACGCCTGGATCGTCAACTTCGACAATGGCAATTCCAACATCAACAACCGCGACAACAACAACCGCGTGCGCGCCGTGCGCGGTCCCGCGCGTGAGTTTCAGGGTGCAGGGGAAGCGCAGCAGGTCACGCTGCGCGACCTCCATGCTGCATGGAAGGCAGCGCGCCGGCAGAAGGTGCCGAGCGCCAATCAACTCGACTTCGACACCCGCTGGGGCGACCGGCTGCTGGATCTGCAGGAGCAGATCAACGCCGGCGCCTGGTCGCCCCGGCCCACCACCTGTTTCGTGGCCACCCGGCCAAAGGCCAGGGAGATCCACGCTCCCGATTTCGGAGACCGGGTTGTACATCACTGGCTAATTCCGAAGCTGGAAGCCATCTACGAGCGGACATTCATCGCCGATTCGTTCGCCAACCGGCGCGGCAAGGGATCGCACGCCGCGGTGCGGCGGCTGCAGGCGTTCGTCCGGCAGGTCCATAGCGGCCAGGGCGGCGGCTACTACCTGCAGCTCGACATCGCCAATTTCTTCAACCGCATACACCGGCCCACGCTGTACCGGATGCTCAAAGCGCGGATGGAGCGTCGCCGGTTGCCGTGGATCGCGCGCAAGGCCACGCATGCCCTGCTCCGGTACTCGCCGCTGGAGATCGGGGTGCGCCACGTCGCCACGGCGACCGACCGGGCGCTGGTGCCGCCGCACAAGCGGCTGGAGAACGCCCCGGCCGGCTGCGGCATCCCCATCGGAAACCTGTCGTCGCAGTTCTTCGCCAATGTCTACCTGGACCGGCTCGATCAGTTCATCAAGCACACGCTGGGCGCGCTGCGCTACCTGCGCTATGTGGACGACTTTGTGCTGGTGCACCACAGCCGCGAACAGCTGCTGGAGTGGAAGGCCCGCATCGTCCAGTTCCTGGCCGACGAGCTGCGCCTGTCGCTGAAGGAGGACGCCGACCCTCAGCCGCTGGCTGCCGGTATCGACTTCCTCGGCTACGTGGTGCGGCCAACGCACACCACCGTGCGCCGCCGCGTCGTCTCGCATGCCCGCGCCGCGCCGGCGGCCTGGGAGAGCGCACACAGCGACGCCGGCCGGATCACTGGAACGCCCGATGACTTCCGCGCCGTGCGCTCGATCTGGGCCTCGTATGAAGGCCATTTCCGGCATGCCAATGCACACCGCCTGCGCGCCGGTTTCATCCGTCGATTCCCCTGGCTGCCGGCGGCCACTCGCCCGCGCCGCTACTCGCTTCGCGCCGAAGGTCGGCGCATCACCATTTCACAAGGAGCCTGCCGTGAGCGCGGCTGAAAAACTGGAAGAGCTACTGTCGATTGATCGCGTGTGCGAGCTGACCGGGGTCAGTCGGGCCTACATCTATATCCGCATCGGGGAGAAGACCTTCCCCAGGCAGATCAAGGTCGGCAAAAGATCGCTCTGGCTGATGAGCGAGGTGCAGGCATGGATCGCTGCTGAGGTTTGCGCATTTCGAGAAAACGAAACGGGCACCAAACGGGCACCAGCGAATTCTGATGGCTGCAATGAGATGGCGGAAACGGAGCCAACTCACTGA